GCGCGGTCATGGGTAGTTACGGCAGCACCGAAGCGACTTGTCCTATGGACGCTAAGGTCTTCGACCTTGAGGCGGGGAATAGCTACGAGGTCTTCGTGGGCATGGGGCCAGGCCAGACGCCAGAGGGAACAAAGCTGTTCTGTGCCCTGGCTGTGCGGAAGATGCTACCAATCGGAAACACTGGAGTGGCGTTGCCTTTAGTGGTCGAACCCAAGCCGGCGCCGAAGGCGAAGTGTAAAAGTTAAAAGTCGAGCCCCGCCATTGAGCGGGGCTTTTTGTTTCTACCTTTCGAGCGCAGACATGGACCCTACAGACGGCAATCCATTCGGCTGGTTCGCAGCCGGTGGGCTTGGCCTCGCGTGGGCAGTGGCCTGGTTGCGTAAAACCTTCTCCAGCAGTGGTGCATCGATCGCCAATGATCGTGCTGAGAAGGACATGCTCGAGCGAGTGATCGCCGAGAACGACAAGCTTCGACTGGCTTACGAGGTCGTGAGCAAAGAGCGCAACGACATGTACCGGCAGGTGGGCGAACTCACCGGCGCCATGAAAGCCATGAATGCGCAGCTCGAGCACCAGGACAAGCAGATCGTCCGCCTGACCGAGGAAGTCGCGCGATTGAGATCTGCCCTCGAGGCAAAGGCATGAAATCCGAACCGATTACGAAACGCGCCAAGCACTGGTGGCGACGCGTTGAGGTGTGGCTGCTCGCCGGCCTATTCATCTGCAGCGGCGGGACTCTGGGTTACCAGCTCGCTATGTACAACGCGCACCGGCTGATGCAGTCCGAACTGGCGAGTATTCGAGCCGCCTACGATGAAGCGCTGGGCCGCAAAGACCAGAAGCTTGAGAAGCTGGTGGAGACCACCAGCGAAGCCGCCAAGACGGCGGCCACGGCTGCAGAGACGGCAAGCCAGGCAGCGAGTCAGGCGGTTGATAAGTCAGCACCTACCGTTCCAGTGGAGCTGCCATGAGTAGCCGGATCGTCCAGCTTGCAGACGGCGGCCTGACCCCGGCACTGCGCAACTCATCGAGCCAGCTCAATGCTGACATGTGGGAAGCCATCGACAAGGCGACTGACTCCGGAATGCCTGTAGGCCTGCTGATCGGTCACTTGGAGTTCATCAAGTCCGCGATCATCGACCAGCACTTCCATAAAGTGAAAAACCAATGACTCTGACCAACATCGACGATCGCCGCCCGCACTTGACCGTAGTCGCTGAAGACGGCGTGCATGTGCTCCCGGTCGCCCTGGTCGAGGATGTGATCAAAGGCCGCCAGGAATCATCGATCCTCACTGACCCGGTAGTCCGCCGGATAGTGGAGGAGTGGCTGGAAAAGGTAAGCGCGCTATGACTGCCAAAGTCGTCGAATTCAAGCGCGAGGGCTGGCGAGACGTCGTGAGCGTCCTGCGCAAGATCGCTGACCAGTTGGAGTCGGGAGAGCTGGAACCCTGCGCCATTGACGTCCTAGCACTGCGATCATCGAGCGGCACTGTCGAAGCTTTCGCATTCGGTCCTGCCGCTGATGACCTCCAAGCACTCGCCCTATTCAGGCTGGGTGAGCAGAAGCTGGTGGATGTGCTGGCTCCATAATTAAAGGCGCGCGCGTCATACAGCGCTGCTCGATGGCCTACTCAATGAAGCCACTGCACGCTCAAGATCGCTCTTTAGTGGGGACCTTTCCCAGTTTTCAGGCAGTAGTTGGTCGGCCCAAAAGCGCGGCTCATTGATAGGGAGTGGGGTTTCCTGTTTATCGGGCCACAGGACTGTCGCAAGCACCCCTTCGAGGGTGTCTGCTATCTGCAGGGCCACCCCATGCTCGGACAGCAAGGGCGTGTAGCGGCGGTCAAGAGCATTACCGTTTTCAGCAGAGCGGTCCTCTATTCCGTTGCGGGCTGCATATCTAGCGGCTGCGACAGTTCTCGCGATGAACAGCAGGCAATCATTCTTAGATTTAAGCGGCATTTTGCTTCCTTGGAGGCCTGGCGGTCCTTATGGGCGGACTTGTTCGAAGCAAGCCACGTGATTGCACCAAAAAGTCGTTTTTTCAGCCGGGACGAGATTGCCTTGAGACCACTGCCACCCGCAAGCCTGCTTGAATCTATATTCCTCACGCTCACCCCGGCCCCGGAAGTCTGGGAATGGATATCGAACGATATCCTTGCTGACACCGGCAGCATCCATAACCCCGATCACGCCCACCTGATCGACGCGAGCATCGGCGTCCTATGGGCATCCGCCACGTTCGGCAAGGCGGGGCGGGTAGTGCTTGGCCAGGCTGAGTCTGTGATGTTCCGTGCCGGGGGCTGGCAGAAGGCTCGCCAGGAGCAGCAGATGATGCAGTGGTTTGGCCGGGTGCCCGCTTTCCTGATCACGCTCGCGGCCGACTACTGCGCCGAATGCTCGGATGCTGAGTTCTGCGCGCTGGTGGAGCACGAGCTCTATCACATCGCTCAGAAGACCGACGAATACGGCGCGCCCAAGTTCAAGCAGGACGGCACACCGAGCCTTTACCTCAAGGGGCACGACGTCGAAGAGTTCGTCGGCGTCGTTCGCCGCTACGGTGCGAGCGAAGAAGTGCAACGGCTGATCGACGCTGCCAGCAACCCGCCCGAAGTGGCAAAGATCAACATTGCGAGGGCCTGCGGAACCTGTCTGCTCAAGTCGGCTTGACCTCTGACAGACCCGAGACGGATACCAATCTATGGCGACCCTGAGCAACGAGGTGAAAGCCTTCATCGTTCAGGCGCTGGCCTGCTTCGATACCCCATCACAGGTTGCGGCAGCTGTCCGAGAGGAATTCGGCATCGAGGTGACTCGCCAGAAGTGCGAGGCGCACGACCCAACCAAGCGCGCCGGTAAAGACCTTGCCAAGCGCTGGGTGGTGCTGTTCGAGGACACCCGCAAGCGCTTCCGTGAGGAGACGGCGGAGATCCCAATAGCCAACCGCGCCTATCGCCTGCGCGCCATGGGCCGCTTCATCGAGCGCGCCGAGGGCATGAAGAACATCCCGTTGGCCATGCAGATCCTGGAGCAGGCGGCGAAGGAGTGCGGCGACATGTACGTCAACCGCCAGAAGAAGGCGGACGCGGAGGACGAGCCGGCGCCAGTGACCAGTGTGCAGGTGCACGTAGTGGACGCGAGGAAGCCGAATGCCGACGCTGAACGTCCCGCAGGCTAACTTCCTGCAGCTGCCGCACAAGTTCCGGGGCTTTGTCGCTGGCTTCGGCTCGGGCAAGACCTGGGTAGGGTGCTCGGCGCTCTGTAAGCACGTGTGGGAGTGGCCAGGTATCGACAGCGGCTACTTCGCGCCGACCTATCCGCAGATCCGCGACATCTTCTTCCCGACGATCGAGGAGGTGGCTTTCGACTGGGGGCTGAAGGTCAGGACGAAGGAGAGCGACAAGGAGGTCGACTTCTACAGTGGCGGCCGGTACCGGAGCACAACGATCTGCCGCTCCATGGAGAAGCCACAGACCATCGTGGGCTTCAAGATAGGTCACGCGCTGGTCGACGAACTGGATGTTCTGCCCGCGCTTAAGGCTCAGCATGCCTGGCGCAAGATCATCGCCCGGATGCGCTACAACGTCGAAGGCCTGAAGAACGGCGTTGACGTGACCACGACGCCCGAGGGCTTCAAGTTCGTCCACCAGCAATTCGTAAAGCAGCTGCGAGAGAAGCCCCATCTGCAGGGCATGTACGGCCTGGTTCAGGCGAGCACCTTCGACAACGAGCTGAACCTGCCCGACGACTATATCCCGTCGTTGATGGAGTCGTACCCGGAGCAGCTGATCCGCGCGTACCTCAATGGCCAGTTCGTCAACCTGAACTCCGGGACGATCTACCACGCCTACGACAGGGCGCTGAACGCTTCGCAGGAGACGGTGCTGCCAGGCGAGCCAATCTTCGTGGGCATGGACTTCAACGTGGGCAAGATGGCCGCGGTGATTCACGTGGAGCGCCTGGGCCTGCCGCACGCGGTCGACGAGATTGTGAACGCCTACGACACGCCCGACATGATCCGGCAGCTGCGCGAGCGCTTCTGGCTGTATGCCGATGGCAAGTACTCATCGACGCGCGAGATCAGGATTTACCCGGACGCCTCTGGTGATGGCCGCCGCTCGGTGAACGCCAGCACCACTGACCTGGCGTTACTCAAGCAGGCCGGCTTTCAGGTCATCGCGCCGGCCGCCAACCCGCCGGTGAAGGACCGCATCAACGCCATGAACGCCATGTTCTGCAACGCGGAGCAGGCGCGGCGGTACCGGGTCAATGCTGATCGCTGCCCAACCTACGCGGACAACCTCGAGCAGCAGATCTGGGACAAGAACGGCGAGCCGGACAAGAAGCAAGGCAACGACCACAGCAACGACGCCGGGGGCTACTTCATCCACAAGGAATACCCGATCGTGAAGCCGATCGTCTCCACCAAACTGGGATTTGCTCGATGAACGACGTCTCCTACAAGCGGCCCGAGTACATCGAGGCCCTGGATCGCTGGAAGATGGTGCAGGACGTCTGCGCCGGCCAGCACCGTGTCGTCGATCGGCTGCCTGAGATCAACGCGCATGACACCAGCGACGAGAACAAGGCGCGGAACAAGGCGTACCGCGAGCGCGCCGTGTACAAGAACGCCACCGGGCACACGCGTAACGGCCTGATCGGCCTGTCGTTCCACAAAGACCCAACGCTGAAGGTGCCAAAAAAGCTGGAGTATCTGCAGGACAACGCCAACGGCGCCGGCATCAGCATCTACCAGCAGTCCCAGGCCTCGCTCGAGCGGATTCTGGAGACCGGGCGTCACGGGCTGTATGTGGACTACCACAGCGACGATGGCGCCGGCGGGCACGCGGTGATCCTCACCTACACGGCCGAGGACATCATCAACTGGCGAACCGGCATGGTGAACGGCCACCTGGTGCTGACGATGATCGTACTGCGCGAGGGGAAGGAGGAGAAGGACGGCTTCGGGGTGAAGATCACGGAGCAGTTCCGCGAACTTGCTTTGGAAGCTGACGGCTTCGTCTGCCGCGTCTGGCAGCGCAAGGGGCCGCGCGGTGGTGGCCCGCTCGAGGTGGTCGAAGAGCACGAGCCAATGACGCCGTCCGGCCGGATGAAGGAGATTCCGTTCACCTTCATAGGCGCGCAGAACAACGACCCTAGCGTCGACGAGTCGCCTCTGTACGACATCGCGGTGATCAACCTGGGTCATTACCGCAACAGTGCCGACTATGAGGACAGCGTCTTCTGGTGCGGGCAGGCGCAGCCCTGGATCAGTGGCGTCGACGAGCAGTGGCTCAAGATGGCCAGGGACGAGGGCGTCTATGTCGGGTCGCGGTCGCCTATCCCGGTGCCCAGCGGTGGCCAGTTCGGTTTCGCTCAGCCGCAGGCCAACACCCTGGTGAAGGAGGCGATGGCCGACAAGAACCAGATGATGATCGAGCTAGGTGCCCGCATGGTCA